TTTTGAGATAGTGAAGGAAGAAAAGGAAAAGATGGCTGATAAGATAAGAAAATCCAAAGTATGGGAATTGGTGCCGGATACTCCAAGAAAAATAATGATAGGCGATAAGGAGTTGAATAATTTGTTAGAAGATTTAATTAACTAACCAAGTATTAAAAATAATAGGAATATGAAATGCGATATTTGCAAGAAAAGGAGGAAAACAATGTTGCATTGGGCTTATATCCCAACCGCAGACGGGCAAGATGTGGAAGGATACGATTTTGCAGAACTATGCGTGGAATGTTCCAAAAAACCGACAGGTTGGGAGCTTCATAATCATTATTCAATTAAAGGTAATAAATTCGTAAAAGATAAATAAATATGGAAATATATAAAAAAGAATATTGGATAACGCCACCGGAAATTTATAAAGCTTTAGACCAAGAATTTCATTTTGATTGTGACCCTTGTCCTTATCCATTTAATGGGGTGGACGGAACAGAAATAGATTGGGGGAAAAGCACTTATTTAAATCCGCCATTTAGAAAATCAGACGGCCAATTCGGGAAAGGTCCGACAGCTTTTATTCGCAAGGCGATTGAGGAAAGCAAGAAAGGTAAAGATGTGGTGATTTTAATTAACACAAATGCGTTTATAAATATGCTGGTTGAAGCAGGAGCGGAAATGCGATCAATGGGGAGGGTGAAATGGCTCGATGGCAAGACTGGTGACCCGTGGAAATCTCCTAGTAATACGACTTGTTTTATTCTTAGAGGAAAAAAATAATGACATTATTTCAAGACATAAAAGAAAAACTCAAATCCGGCTGGTATTGGCAAGAAATTAAATACGAAAAACCTGCGATCACGGTTTATAGGTTAGAGAAAGATAATTTCATTAGTTATCTTATAGGAAAATCGTCGTTGAGATATTTTAAAGGAAAAATAAAGTCAGCTAAATATACCAGTATTGCTTTAAATTTTATTCCGAAGATACCTAATAAAAATTGCACTATCTATGTTATTTAATCAGCACAAAAAACCCTTCAATCCCAACTCCCCTACCGACACTCCCACCTACATCTTTGAAGGAACCAAAGAAGAACTGAAACGCTTAAAGGCAGAAGGAAAACTAAAGTTTGGGGAGAACATCTTTATCATTGACCCTAAGTGTATTGTGAGATAAGGCTGTGGACAAGTGGGTATTGACAATACCCTTGGAGTATGATAAGATAAGAGTATGAACAAACCAAAAATAGATAAATTAAATAATATAATAATTGATGAAGATACTTGCAACTGTTCTGAATGTGGAAAAGAAATAAGCCGAGAAGAATGGAAAGAAAATGCGAAGATGTGCAAGTGGTGTTATGACAAAGATGGATATGGAAACTAAAAAACTTACCAAGCAATTTGAATTTTTAGGGGAAGAATATGCTGTTACAAAATATTTAGGACCAAAAATAATTGAGATTGCTATATTAAAAGATGGTCGTTTTGGAAAAAGTAAATATGAAATTATTTACTGCGGACATATTGACCCAATAAAAGAAGCTATTAATTTTTTTGAATCTATCTAAATGCAATCCACTATCCGTAAAACTTGGGGGATTGAATGGGAAGTAATATCCGGCGATCCCGAAAACATCATCTGGAAGTGCTACATTCGCAATCCCTTCTACGATAAAGAAAAAGCCAAGTGGAGAATAGGAATTAACCGTAAGTTCTTAATGGAAGCGATAAGCAATGGGGTGCGTAAGATTATCGTGGTAGCAGGCCAAGCCGAGATACCGATGTACTGCCCCTCTTATGCGGAGTTAGAGAAGAAAGATAAGCATAAGAAAGAGTTTGTGGATTTGCCGAGTATGTTTCAGGGGAGCAAACCAATTAGACTTTATTATTTTTATATTTAATCAGTAAGATGATGAACTTTAAACCCCGACTATGCAAACTTTGCGGAAAACCAGCAATTCAAAATAGGGCGATATGCTTTACCTGTCAACGACAGAAACAGAAAGCGGAACGGGAGGAGAAGGCGGCGAGGTTAGACCTTAAAAGACAGAAGTTGAAAGAGATGAAGCAAGGGAAGAAAGAACTTTCTACGAAATACTTAGATGACCTGTGGCGTGATAAGACCAAAGAGTTTTACGGAAGACAGTGTGAACATTGCGGAAAAAGAGAATCATTGCAGAGCCACCACATTATAGGTCGTAGCAACTTTGGAACAAGATTTGATTACCGAAATTGCTGTGTATTGTGTGGAAATTGCCATAAATTTGGGAGATATTTTTCAGCCCACGGCACAAGCTCAATATTCACTTTATGGCTTATAGGAAAACGAGGGGAAGCGTGGCATAACGATTTAGTGGCACGATCAAGAATACTAAAGCCAGACAGAAGTATCTTTTTAAAAGAATTAAGAGAATTGGGGCGTTGCTAAATGCAACCCTAAGTGGGCGGTATTGCAATATCGTTATTCATAAGTAGGCCAGCTCTTCCCGCTGTTGGACTGGGCCCCTAAACTTTATTGGCGGTGGCGGAATAGGTAGACGCTTAGTCTTCTACACGGGTAAGACAACTGACGCTTTTATGAGCACCCGATCTAAAGAGTCTTGTTATGCAAGGTGACTATACGAGTTACGAGCAAGGCACGGGCGATAACATCAAGCAAGCCACGGGAGTCTCGTCAAATCCTTGCCCGCCAATAACTTCGGGGAGTCGTCTAAGCCAAGGACTAGGGATGGCCTCCTAATGAAAATTCAATGTTTTCCTCCCCGACATAATCAATAATAAAGAGAACTAATATTATGGAAAAAGAAAAACAAGAATTTTTAGAAAATCTATTGCGTTTATTCGGAGCGTTAAAGAATGAAGATTTGTATAAAGGGATTGAAGGTATTGGTAAATTAGCAACTCGGAAGGGTCCGATATGCCAAGCAAGGATTGATGGATTTAATGTTGCCAAGGGAATAATTATAGATATTTTGAACAAAGAAATAGCAAAATAACCCTATGACTCCCAAACAAACACAAGAAGTTAAAGAGAAAATAATAGAGGCTGTTCCGGAAATAATGGAGTTGAAGTTTGGGTGTTACATTTCCGGTAATGGTTTATTAAATGCAAGGGTTGTCGGCGGTAGTGGTGGATATTCTCCTGAATATGATTGTATAGCAGTTTTAAGAAGCGGAAGCAGAAATATTGAATTGATAAATTTGAATGAAAACTATTATGAAATCCTTGGCCGTCCTATCCAGCTTGCCGATGTGCTAAGAGCGATAAACGCCAAAGACGGGAATGGAGAGTTTTATTGCATAGACGCTCAAGGAGATTTTGGAGAGCCAACGCCAGAGGGAGTAGCTATGTTTGGCGTTAAGTGGGACTTATCCAAAGACTTTGATGGCCAGTCGGACGAAACTAAAACCTTTATATATAATATTTTAATTAAGAAACTATGAGTACAACAGACGCAATCCCAATAGGAAAATGCCAATGTGGAGGAACAATTTACCAAGGTATTTCTCATTCTTGTCCAACTGCTTTCAATCACATTTACTCCACCCAAGATAAATATATCTGGAAGAAAGACGAAGAAGAAATAACGAAGGAAGATAGAATAAATATCTATAAAAAATTAGGATTTATTTAAGAAACTATGAAACCAATACAAAAGTTAGAAAAAGATCAAGGGTATAATTTAGTAGATACTTTTAATCAGATTATTGACCGTCTTAACTCTCTTACTGGGGAAGAAAAGATACCTTGTGATTGTCCTAAGGGCGGTGTTTATGAAACCGAAGATGGCGGAGAGATACTTTGCGAGAAGTGCGGAGGCAGTGAATGGAAAACGAAAGAAGAAAATATAATTGATAAATTGGAAAAAGGAAACGAAATTTACAAAGAAGGAACTAAAGAATGGATAATTTGGGAATTGATAAAAATTTTCAGATATACTTCCGCCTCAAAAGAAACAATGGAAATTTGTTTAGCTAAAAAACTTGATTATTTATTATCAGTATCTAATGTCAAAGAAGCCAAAGCCAGACTCGAAGGACAGATAAGTGGATTACAACAAGCCTTAGTAGCTGTTAAATGTAGCTTCAATCTTTCTCCAGACCTTGAAAATAAGATATTAGAGATTAACCAACAACTAACCAACCTAAAATAAAGAGTATGACAAATATTCTAATAGCGTGGATATTATTAACTTTCCCATTTGGAGTTTTATCAACAAATATTATAGAAAAAATAGTCGGTAATTTAGGAGATGGATTTTATAGGTGGGTTATTACTATGATGATAGCTTGGTGGGGAATTTATTTTTTAATAATTTCATAACCCTATGACAAACCAAGAAATATGTATCTGTGCCGCCGTTAAGACAGACCAAGGAGAGGTCTATCGTGGACACAGGCACGCAGATTGTATCAAAGCAATCTTGGATAGACAGAAGAAAATTGGTAGATACGCAGAAGCTCAAGGTTTTATCACTTCTCTTAATAGATTCGTAACTAGAGAGGAAGGTCGAATATTACAAAATAACGCTGGAATAAAGTCAGCAGACCAAGAAGGGTATAAAGGTAATACTTTATTCAGCGAAGACTTATACTAAAATGACAAACCAAGAACCAAGAATAATAAAATTTGACCCAATGGAAAAGTCTCACGATCTCGGCTGTGAGATACAGCATACCGGCAAATGCTCTTGCGGGTATGATAACCAAGAACAATTTAATTGGGAAAAGGTGGAAAAGGAATTGAGAGATACGGGATATTTGAAATATGGAATTGGGGGGATACCACCTGTAATAGAAATCATCAAAGAAACCTGCGTCCCGAGAGATGACTATTACCTTCTGAAAATAAAATGTGTAACCCTCAGGGAAATGTCAGATATGCAAGAGAAACTATTAAAAGGGAAACTGCAAAAGGTTAGGGAGTGGGCGAACGAAGAAGAAAAATATCCCTTGCCCAATGACTTATTGAGAGAAACCAAAGCAACAATAATTCAAGGTAGAACCCAAGCTAAAGAAGAACTTAAAAAACTTTTAGACCTAAAATGACAAGCGGACATTATTATTCCCAAGGTCTTTCTTCGGAAGAATTAGAAACCATCGAAGGTATCGGAAATTTACATTTGAACCAAGAGAAATTAGCAACGAGTTTTTATTTGTGGCAAGTACTTCCGCAGTTTGTTTCAGGCAAGGAAAAGAATTTTTGGCAAAAGAACGATCTTTTCAGGCAGTATTTAATCAAACTAATCAAACAACTTATGTCTTGACACTTACTTTCAATCTAATTATAATTAAGTAAATAGTAATCTCATAATAAGTAAAAAAACCAAACAAATGAGCAAAACAATTATATTAACCGTTGCGGAACGCTTAGGCGCACGCAATTTATTAAACGAAACTTACGCCAAAGGTGGCTTAGACCTTGAAATGCTTTTGGACTCCCAAAAGATATTGGAGAAAATCGGCATTGAAATAGAACTTGAGAAAAAACCCAGCAAAGTGGAAGGAAACTCCGAAACATATTTTGCTATCGGAGGGAAAGAAGCCAAGGCAGTAAATTTGAGAACGATCATAACCAGAGCCGAAGACAAGATTTATTCTCAAATGCAATGGGACGCAAAGTTGGACAAAGGTGCATCTATTGAATTTACCAGCAATGAAGTTAAATTATTAAAAGACATTATCAAAGGAAAGAGCGATAAAAAAGAACTAAAGTTAGAAGACGCATATTTAGCAGAATTAAACCGCAAACTCAATTCGGAGGGTGCGGAGAGGAAAGACAGCTAGTTTGTTTAAAGTTAGAGTCAAGTCGTAGTCAAAGTCAAAAGTTATGTTAAAAAATAGTCCAACGCCGGATATTAGTCAATTACCAGCTATGCCTTCGGAAAGTTTAGTAAGTTATCAATGTATTGAAAGCCATATAAAATATATGGCCGGTAAAATATTAACCATTATAGACGCTTCGGTTTCTAATGAATTGCAAAATAAATCTGTAAAAGATTTGATTAAGAGCCAAATAAAAGAAACATTGTTCCAGTTTCAAGATGCTTGTTTCCACGGATCAATGGGTCAATCAGTAGATATATAAGACAAAAGATTTTGACTCTAACTTTAAGTAAATTAAATAAAATAATTAAGTAAGTTTGTCAATTTTTAACAATGCCTTTTCAAAAGGGAGTAGCAACACCAGGGTCTGGTAGAAAAGGATATGCTTATGAAGAACAACAGATGGAAGAAATGAAATCTGTTTTAAACCGCACTATCAAGAAGTGCGATAAGATTTTGGAAGGCAAGGCAACTGATAGGGATATGAAAGCCTTAGAAGCCGTAAAGCAAGTGGCAATGAAAATAATGGACAAACTCCATGCTAATAAGGCAGAAGTAGATATTACAAGTAAAGGAGAACAAATTTACGGTTGGTCAAACTATGACAGTAATAATATACCAGCCAAGGTTTTGGACAAAGAACTTTCACGAAAATCTTTGCCGTTGGAAAGTGATAGTCTCACACCGAAGGAGCGGAAAAACAACAGCAACGATAAACCACTTGATTAGGGATTCTGTTTGCAGACCAAACACACGCTTTGCTTATATTGCTCCAACTTATAAACAAGCAAAGAATGTGGCTTGGGATATGATAAAGCATTTTGCAGGTAAGGTGGACGGAGTAAAGTTTAACGAAAGCGAACTAAGAGCAGATTTTTTAAACAATTCACGCATAACCCTTTACGGAGCAGATAACCCTGATAGTCTTAGAGGTATCGGATTGGACGGGGTGGTATTTGATGAATACTCACAACAGCCAAGCAATATCTTTACAGAGATTATCAGACCGGCTCTGGCCGACCGGAAGGGTTATGCTATTTGGATAGGAACTCCTAAAGGCAAGAATGACTTTTACAGGCTATACCAAACAGCAAAGAAAGACGATGACTGGCTGGGAATACTTTTGACGGTAGATGATACGGGACTGATAAGTCCAGAAGAGCTTGCAGACTCTCGTAAGGTAATGACTGATGACGAGTATAGGCAGGAATGGTATTGCAGTTTTGAAGCGGCGATCAAGGGAGCGTATTACGCCGATGAGATAGCTAACGCCCGTAAGGAAGGCAGGATAACCACGCTAAGCTACGAAAGAGAGATACCTGTTTATACTTATTGGGACTTAGGGGTATCGGACAGCACAGCCATAGGATTCTTTCAGAAGGTCAATCAAGAGGTGAGAATGATTGACTACTTGGAAGCAAGCGACAAAGGACTAGATTGGTATGCCAAGGAACTTAAAAACAGGGGTTACTTATATGCCAAGCACATCGCACCGCACGACATTACTGTAAGGGAATTGACCACAGGCAAGAGCAGGCTTGAGATAGCACAGACATTAGGTATTAACTTTGATGTATTGCCTAAGCTGGCCTTCATTGATGGCATAAACGCAGGCAGGCTGATGTTTTCAAGGTTATGGGTAGATGAAACCAAATGCGCAAGGTGGTTAGATTATATTGCCCAGTATTGCCGAGAGTGGGACGATAACAGGGGAATGTTCAAAGATGCCCCATTGCACGACTTTACGAGCCACGCAGCCGATATGTACCGATATTGCGCCATAGGAGAAGGATTGATGAGCAACGAGCGTGGTGCCATACTAACTAAAGACTATACAAGTAATAATCCAAAAGCTCCGTTCGTAAAGGACGGATTTATGACAGAGGTTTATGAAGAGCCTCCGAAAGATTGGAGATATTTATAGGGATGCTGAATCGGGAAAAATTAAAGAAAAAGATTTTTTAATGTATATTTTTTATTCATTAATTCCAGATTGGGCAGGAGTTAAAAGAATATACCCGAGAATGAGAGATACTCCGATTGAAATTGAGTCAAAAGATATTATTTTATTAATTAATAAATCAATTAAAAAGGCAAATTTAAAAAGGAGAAAAAAATGATACAACTTATTACTGAAATAATATCTATATTTGTTGAATTAATCCAATGGGGTGTAATTATTTATTTGTTAATGAAAAAGAGATGAAAAAAATACTACGCATATTCGGCCTAAGGGTTGCAGAGGTTGAAACCCTAACAGAAGCAGAGGTAATAAACCACGATAAGCCTAAGAACCCTCAAGGGGCAATCCTTGATGTTATGCCGGAAGAGTTAGAACGGCAGAAAGCCAAAGAGATAATTGCTAAATACAAGGACCTATGATTATCAAGCGTTTCAAAGAAAACTCGCATATCCCTATTTCCGAGATAAGACGCCAACAAGCAAAGCACAAAATAGACCTTATCCAGCCGAGAAATGGCGATGGAGAGATAAATCCCGATTTTGTCCAACACTACGGGGTAAAAAACCTCAATGTTACCAAACACGATGTTCAAAGTATGTCGCACAAATCATTGAAATTTTCCAAAATATTAGATGAACAAAGACGCAAAACCGGCAGATAAAATAAACTTGACAATCATTTCAGTAAGTTTATATAATAACTTAAGGTGCTATAATTGCGGTAAGCTATTGGGCAGATACGCAGGCGGAATAACAGATTTGGAGTTAAAATGCCCGAAGTGCAAATCGTTTAACAAATTTAAAGTAAAACCTTAGAAGGCCATATAGCCAGCGAGCTTCCAGAGCCTCTACCCGAAAGGGGGAGGCTTTTGTCTAAATGGCCAATTTACTAAAAACAATATCAAACTTTTTTAACAAGGACGACCAGATCGTAACAGAAGGTGCAGAAGAGCAACGCAATCTTTTAACCGTTACAATGGAGAACGCCGACCTTGTAAGAGAGATAGACTCCGACATAGAAGGCTCAAAAGGACTGTATGCTGAAATGAAAGCCATACAGGACGAAAACGAGAAGTATTATCTTGGAAACCAACTGGATTCCAAGCTTTTTGATTATGAACTGCCCACTGACCAGAACATACTCTATCGCAATCTTGAAACCATACTGTCTATCATTACAAGCAAGCGCAAAGAGCCGATTGTGCTTCCGGCCCAAGACACAGACGAAAGCAAAGAGTTAAGGGATAAAAACCAGCAATACCTTAGCTGGAAGTGGAGCGATGAGGATATGAGCATTAAATACGAGGACTGGGCAAGACAAGCGTATCTTTACCGGATAGGCGTGTTTAAGGTTCGCTGGGACACTAAGAAAGACGATTATGTTATTGAACTCAAACGACCACAGAGGATTTTAATAGACAAAGACGCTACCGATGAGTATGACTCCAAGTTTATAGTAGAGTTCAGGCAGAACAGCTTATCAGAGCTGATTGATATGTTTCCTAAAAAGAAAGCAGACCTGCTTCAAGAGTTCGGCAATAGACTGGGGACGCTTATAAACTACATAGAATATTGGACTAACGATTTTGTAGTGTTCAAGGTAGGCAACCTTATCCTTGATAAGAAACGCAACCCCAACTGGAACTGGGACGAGAAGGACAGGAAAGGAGCATTGAAAAAAGTTAGAGCCAAGATTAAAAGCAAAGACAAGAAACTCAAGAATATCCTGCTCAATTACTTTAACGAGCCACGCAAGCCTTATATCATCTTATCCCTTAAGAATTTAGGCAAGACCATATACGCAGACACTTCGGACTTTGAGCAAGCCAAAATAGGCCAAGATATTGCGAACAGACGCAAGAGGCAGATAGACAAAGCCACTATCCACGCTTTAGGCAGGGATGTTATATCCGGCTCATACATCAGCAAAGACGAAGCCAAGAAGATGATTTCTAACCCCAACTCTCCGATATGGTTAGAGAAGGGTAACGCCAATGACGCTGTAACGCATATCTCTCCCCAAGAAATATCGCCTGTTGTTTTAAATGACTTACAGGACACCAAGAACGAGATAGACAGCACAATGGGAGTTCACGGAACAACCAGAGGAGACAGGGGAGCGCAAGAAACCGCAAAAGGCAGGACTATTTTAAGGGAAGGCGATCTCGGACGCATAGACCTAACAGTCAGGCGAATAGACAAGAAACTAGAGCTTTTATATGGCTGGATGATTCAAATGGCCAAAGTCTATTATGACGAAACCCATTTTACCAAGCTATTAGGAGCAGAAGGGTCGGCGGAATACTTAGAATACTCCTCTGACGATATTGAGGACGGAATGGAGATTATAGTAAAGAGCGAATTGACGGCTAATAAAGCCCAGACAAGGCAAGAAGCCCAAGAACGAATGGCGGCAGGATTGTTAGACCCCTTGAGCTATATGGAGGCTTTTGAGGTATCTAATCCTAAGGAAGCGGCTCGTAGAATGGTGATGTATAACTTAGACCCGAAACTATACCTTGCTCAATTCTTAATGGACGAGAACACCCCAGGGGCAGAAACCACAAGTGAAGGTTCTGCAAGAGAAGAAGAAAAATTAATGATGGACGGAGAACAAGTTCCACCTAATCAAAATGTAGATTCTATTCATATCCAAGAGCACAATGCTTTTGTCAAAAAACCACTTTTTAAGAGGGCAGAAGTAGATATTCAGAATAATTTTATGAACCATATAAGAAGTGAGATTGAACAATTAAGACAAGTAACGAAAGTTTAATTATATGTCGGTATTTAAAAAAGGTTGTATCCCTTGGAACAAAGGAAAAAAAGGAGTTTATAGCAAAAAAATGATTGATAAGCTGAGTGAAGTTCATAAAGGTAAAAGACAGTCAGAAGAAACTAAAATAAAAAGAAGTAAATCGTTAAAAGGTCATATTGTTTTAGAAGAAACTAAAAAGAAAATAAGTTTAGCTCAAAAAGGAAGAAAATCACAATATGTGATGACTGATGAAATTAGAAAGAAAATGAGTGAATCAAGGAAAGGAAAACCGTCTTTGTTGAAAGGTAGAAAAATTAAAGAAGAAACAAAAAATAAAATACGAGAATGGGTTGTGAACCATCCTAATAGAAAGTTTAAAGATACCAGCATTGAATTAAGAGTAGAAAATGAATTACAAAGAAAAAATATTAATTATCAAAAGCAAGTTCCTTTATGCAATATAGCAATCGTAGATTTTTATCTTCCAGAATATAGAATTGTTATTCAATGTGATGGTGATTATTGGCACAGTAGATTAATTCAAAAAGAAAGAGATGAAAGACAGGATAAAGTGTTAATTTTTAATGGATTTAATGTTTATAGATTTTGGGAACACGAAATAAATAAAGATGTTAGCAAATGTATAAATAAATTGTTAAAAAAATAATATGGCAATCAAACATCTTAGCGACTGGCCAAAAGAGCCAAAAGGTAATTATCAAAAAAATCCCGAAGGAGGTAATGCCAATGAGAATATGCGAGGAGTATGGATAGAGTCTAAGAAAATAGATGAAAGAAATAGAGCAAATGAGTTAAGAGCTAAAGATAGGGAAAAACAAAGAAAAATAGACGAGCAAAAAATAAAAGATGCAGCTAAAAGAAAACTTAAGAAAGAAATTATAACTAAGCGATATTACGCATAAATATGGCAACATTTAAACCAAAAAAATTTACACCAGTGCAATCAGCAGCCAAATCACTGCTTAAAAAGAAACAGCCGGAAGGAGGATTGGTACCTAAACCAAAGGTAGAAGAAATGCCAAAACTTCAACCGAAGAAACCGAAGTATAGAATTTATTAAAAGATTAAGTAAATAATTTCGTGGACAAAACCACGTTAAAATAATGTTAATTATTTATGGCAAACGAAACTGACGAAAAGGCCGTCCCGTCAACGGAAAACACAGAGCAACATATTCCTTACAGCAGATTTGCAGAAGTGATTGAAGAACGCAACGAGTTCAAGACCAATCTTGAGAAAATGCGTGAGGAGATTGAAACTCTTAAGACTTCTTTACCAAAAGAGCCGGAACCAGACCCTGCCGATTGGAAAGAAGTAAAGGAACGAGCTGTTAAAGAAGCTATGTCCAAAATGGAAGAGAAGTATGAAAAGGCTCGCATAGAGGAAGAGAAACAGGAAGAGGCCATTGAATCGGGGTTTGAAAAACTAACCGCTTTAGGCCAAACCATTACTCCCGAAGTGCGTAAAGCCGTCTTAACTGAAATGGTCAAGACAGGCGAGAATGTCTATGATACTTATCTTTCCGTAAAGGAAAAGCTTGATAAGACCGATAAGGTCAAGCAGCTCAAAGAAGATAATATCCCTGCTGTAAAAGGCGGGACAGATAATAACACTATCGGGCTGACCTATAAGCAGTTACACTCAATGAGTATTGACGATATTATAGCGAGGTCCGAAGGTAAAAAATAATTATGGCAAGAACTATTGACGCAGAAACACAGTATCTGACACGTGATGTAGTCGCCGCTAAAGTGGTGGACGGCATCCTTGACGGATCAATAATCAACTCTTTGATATTCTCCAACGCCAAACCATTCAGACCGAATGGCCATAAGGTGAATATGAAGTATCAAAAATCAACCGCACAAGGTTGGTACACTGGTATGGGAAACTTTGATGTATCCCAACAGAAAAACCTTGTCCAGTTGAGTTGGACACCGGCCAGCGTGTACGGTTCGGTAACTTTGCCTTACTTTGAACTTTCCGTGAACAAGGCAGAGCCTATTATCCAACAGGAAAGGTATGCAATGGAAAGCGCAGGACAAGACTTGCTTGACAGTATTGCTGACGCTTTCTATGGAAGCGGTGCAGGAAATGCTTGCGATGGCTTAGACAATATCGTAGATGACGGCACAGTCGCCGCTTCTTACGGCGGACAGTTGAGAGCCACTTACGGTGCTTTGAACTCTGATGTTACCAGTTCTGTCGGGAGCATTATTCTTGATACAATCGGTTCTTCATTAGATGCCGCTACCGTTGGTTCTGAAAGTCCTGATATAGTCTTGACTACTCCGACACTTTGGAGAGCTATGGAAGATTTGTTATTCCCTTCTATCACTGCCACTTATGGAGCAGCCGGTAGCAAGAGAGGACAGATTAACAGGCTTGGTGAAGTAGGAGCAGGACAGACATTATCTGGATTGGCTGGATATACAGCGATGTGGTATAGAGGCGTACCGATCGTGAAAGACGAGAAATGCACTTCAGGAGACATCTATTACTTGAACAGAAAGAAACTGTATTGGGCTGGATTGCCACACTTCAAACACGGAATGGTTAATCTTGGAGGAAGCATCATCGAAGGTGTAGACAATGAAGTACCTCGCAATCACGGTATTGCTTGGACTGGAATGAAAGAACCCATTAACCAAGACGGAGAGACCGGACAGTTTATTTTGTACGGACAGCTAATTGCAGAAAGTCCTCGCCACCTCGCAAAAGACGAAGGAGTGACTGCATAGTAAAAACTTAACTTATTACTTAAAGGGCGGACTGAAATAATCCGCAAGGAGGGGCTAACTTAAGTGTTAGAGGACGCCCTAAAGTAATATACAAAAAAATGAGTTCACTTAGAAACATAAAAGAAAGATTGCAAGTGGTTCGTCAAAATGGCGGAGTACTTTGTACCGATCAAGTTCAGATCGTAACAAGAGCCGCAGTTCCGACAGATTCCAACCTTGCCAATGGCCGGTTAGTTTATGTTACCGGTACTGGCTTAAGAGCGTATGTTGAAAGCGGTTGGGTAACTCTGGGTGCTACTGGAGGAAGTTCTGCCACTTGGAATGGTTTGTATGACAGTGGTAAAACGATGACTGTTGATAATGGCACAATGACTTTTGCCGGTGCAACCGCACTGGGAACTGGCGATGTTCTTACTATCACAGCAGCAGCGGCAGTATCAGGGGATTGTATCCAAATCACTAATTCTGGTTCAGGGTCTGATATTAAAGGAACTTCCAGCACTTGGAGCGTATCTGCGGCTGGTGCGGCTATCTTTAACTCTTCGGTAACTACACCTGCGATTGTTAGTTACGGAGCTGGCGGGAATTCCAATTTGACAATTGACGCTAAGGGAAGCGGAACAATTACATTAGGAGCTACTTCAACTGGAGCTATCACTCTTACAAGAGCGACTTCTACAACTGCGGCTTTAACAGTTGGCACTACATTGACCGTTACAGGAGGTGCAGACGCTGACAGGTTTATTATCACAGCAGGAGATATTTTGGTATCTGACGGCCATATGGCGATGGTACAGCCAGATAATGAAGCTTCTTTGACAATCACAGCGGCAGGAACTACTACCGCTAACGGATTGGTTCTTACAGTTGACGCTATCACTACAGGTTCTGCTTTATTCATTGATAATGGCGGAGCGACAATGGAAGCAACTGGCTTCTATATCAACTGTAACGATGACACAGTATCAGTATTCTCGGTGGGAGCTGATGGAGCGACAGTTATTGCTTCGGCTGTTAATAGCACTGTGGCTTTGTCGGTTACCGGCATTCAGACCAATGAGGATATGGTTAGATTCGCTTCTAATGGCGTAACTGCTACTGGACAAGCAACTTTGCAAGTAACAGCGGCAGGAGCGACTGCGGCTGGTTCTGCGGTGTTGTTGGTTAATCATACTGGCACGCCTGCGGCTTCTACTTCTTACTTGGCGGTGTTTGATTATGAAACTGCCACGGAAGCAACTAACGATCCGATAACGGTTGAGATAAGGTCAGGTACATCGGTGGGTGCGGCTTTGAATATCATTGCCAAAGGCACAACGGTAACGGGAGGTGTTTTAAACTTTACCGTAGCCGAATTGACCTCTGGTGTAGGTATCAATATGCAATCCTTAGCGGCTCTTGATACTGGTCAAGCTATCAATATAGCCCACGCTACCTCTGTTATCGCCGATACTGGTTCTCTTATTAGGGCTACTTCGTCCGGTATCAATACTGGAGGTGCGACCAATGGAACAGTCTTAGACCTTAAGACAACCGGACAGTTGGCAGGAACGATGGTGAGGGTTGATTCAATCCAGACTACAGGGACAGTAATGAGCATTATCTCAAGCGGGATAATGACCACTACTGGAAACCTTTTAACTTTGACAGCCAATTCAGCTACGACAGCCAATGGTTTGTTGATAGTTAATTGCAACGGTATCACTTCTGGAGATGGTATTGCGATCAATTCTTCCAGCACAGCGATCACATCAGGTGCATTATTAAGAGTTGCTCATTCAGGAGCAGGAACGACAACTGCTTTAGCTCCTTTGGCTATCTTTTCAACAACGGCAGTTGATAACACAACGGTTGTGCAAATCATTGACGCTGGGGATTTGGCAGGAGGTATCGGGTTAGACATATCTTTGGCCGCTACCACGACGGGAACTGGTATTGATATGGGTAACTTCAGCGCAGTAACAAGTGGTAAAGGTATCTTCATCGACAACGATGTTTCCACTCTTACAAGCGGGTATCTGATTCACTTGGATTCAGCTTCTACTGCGATGACCACAGGCAGATTGCTCTTGGTTGACCACACAGGCAACGCTACAGCGACTGCTATGTGTTCGGTGGCAGAGATCAAATCAGCGGCTGCCGAAAATACTGTTCTCTTGTCCTTAACTGCTTCGGCTGCTCTTGCTGGTGGTAATGTCCTTGACATTTCTGCTGCCGCAATGACAACCGGTACAGCTTTGGATATTGGCGGTATGGCTGCGCTTACTACTGGAAACGGTATCGTGGTTGCGGCTTCCGGTACGACCAGAACAGACGGTATGCTGTTGAGTTTGACTTGCGCTTCTACTGGGGCAACTAGCACAGGTAGAATGTTGCTTGTTGACCATACTGGAAACGCTGGAGTTTCAACTATATTAGCTGAAATTAAGACAGCTGCTGCTGACGAAACAGTGGCTTTGCAGGTATTGGGTTCTGCGGCGTTGGCTCTTGGTAAATTAATCAATGTATCCGGTGCGGCTATGACCACAGGTATTGGTCTTAATATGGCCAACTTGGACGCATTGACCACTGGTACTGGAGTTATAGTCAAGTCTAATAGTGCAGACGCTACAGCAAGAAACCTTGTATATGTGGAGAATACCCACGCTTCGGCGGTTGGTGTATCGCCTATCAAG